GCCGTGGCAGAGGCATGTTCTCAACGGTCAACTTGCCGTGGATGCCGAAGGGCAGTTCCTCAACCACGTATCGCTTGTGTCCGTCGCTCGACAAAACGGAAAGACCGTAGCGCTCAAGGCGCTGCTTGGCTGGTGGCTAACTCAGCACGCCACGCAGGTCGGCCCTCAAACCATCCTCACTACAGCGCACAGGCTTGACCTAGGCACAGCCTTATTTCAAGACCTTGCCCCGGTCATTGAAGCCAAGTTCGGTGTCAAGGCTGTGTGGGCGTATGGTCGTAACAGCATCAAGGTTGGTGACTCGCGCTGGTACGTCAAAGCAGCCAGGCCGTCAAGCGGTCACGGTATGTCGGTAGATCTGATCATCGCGGACGAAGTGTTCGGCATTGACTCGGAAACGCTCGACATAGGCTTCTTGCCTACGCAACGTGCCAGACCTAACCCACTGTGCTCTATGTGGTCAACGGCCGGCACGGAGGACTCTATTGCGATGCTGCGTTGGCGTGAGCAAGGCATACGTGCCATTGATTCTGGTGAGGTCACGAATTCTGTGTACTTAGCGGAGTACAGCCCACCGCCTGACCTTGACCCGATGAGCGAAGCTGCGTGGGAGTACGCCAACCCGGCGCTTGGGCACACGCTTGACATTCGTACCGTCCAGGCTGAATCCAAAGGCCCCAATCGTGCAGGCTTCCTGCGATCTAGCGTGAACCTATGGGTGCAATCAGAGCTGTCGTGGCTGCAGCCCGGCAAGTGGGAGTCGTTGCGTACCGATTTGCCACCGTTGCCCGGTGGGGTGCTCGCCGTAGAAGTATCGCTCGACGATGGCAGGTACGTGGCGGTACGTGTGAACGCCAATACTGCTGGGATACTTTGTGCGACTGTCGCATTCATGTGCGAAACCGTGACACAGGTATGGGATAACATTCGTGCCCAGTTGGCCTCCAACTCAGGCTTGCAAGTTGCTATCACGCCGACACTGGACACCAACTGCCCCTCCGATCTGCAACGTCGCAGGGTGCTGGTCGGCTATCAGGAGATAGGCCGCTATACGTCAATGGTCAAGAACCTCATCAATGAAGGCCGCGTCAATCACACTGGTGAAACGATGTTGGCTGAGCATGTTGGTCGTGCTGTTGCTGTCAAGACTCCTGGCGCTATTGCGTTGTCATCACAGAAGTCGAGTGGCCCGATTGAGTTAGCCCGGTGTCTTGTGTGGGCTGTCGGTATGTGCGCAAAGCCGCGACCCATGGTGAACCGACCCATGATTGCATCGAGTGCCTAGACTGATGCCACGATGGCATTCTCACTGAAGCGCGCAGTCGCTAACAACACAAACGCACAGATAGGTGCAGCTGGCGCTGCTGGCAATCCGCTGGTCGGCAACTTCATCACCTACACGACCGACTTCAACAGGTCGGCTGCCATCCAGATTCCCACCATTAGCCGGGCACGTGACTTGATTTGCTCGATGGTTGGCTGCCTAGAGATTCATCAGTACGCCAAGCAGTGGATGGATGATGACTACGAGGAAATTGACCTGCCCGATGACACGTGGTTCCACCAGCCCGACCCCAACGTCACTCGCAACTTCATCATGAGCTGGACGACCGATGACCTGCTGTTCTACGGACGCGCCTTCTGGATTGTGACCAGCCGATTCCCAAACGGCTTCCCAGCAACCTTCACGTGGATTCCAGCAGCTGACGTACAGACACGCGACCAAGCCGGGCCACAATGGTTCGGCCCCAGCAAAGAGGTGTACTTCAACGGCTACAGGCTTGACCCGAACGATGTCGTGCAATTCCTTAGCCCAATCCAAGGCTTGCTCACGATGGGTGCTCGTTCAATCCGTACCAACATCAACCTTGACACCAGCGCCGAGCGCTTTGCCAAAAATCAAACCCCGGCAGGCGTGCTGCGTCAGGTCGATGGTGAGCCTTTGAGCGCTGAGGAATTGAGCGAATTGGCTGCTGGCTTTGCAGCTGCACGAAACAACAATGCGATTGCTGCGTTGAACCAGTACGTGGACTGGAAAGAGTCCTACATGGATCCGAGCAAGTTGCAGTTGACGGAAGCACGCACCTATCAGGCGTTGGAGATGGCACGCATCGCCAACATTCCGCCTTACCTGGTGGGTGCGCCAAGCGGCTCCGGCATGACGTATCAAAATGCACAACAGGCACGTCAAGACCTGTATCTATTCGGTGCCAAACCATTCATTGACTGCATCGAGCAGACGTTGAGCATGAATAACATCACGCCACGAGGCCGTTACATTTATTTGGACATTGACACATACCTGGAGGAATACGAAATGTCTCCCGAGTCGGACAACGCTGCACCGACTCGGGAGCTACCAGACACAGAAAACGAGGATTCATGATTCGGCTAACTGCACAAAACACATTTGTCCTGGCTGAGGATGGCGAGTCACCACGCTCGATAAGTGGTGTTGCCGTACCTTGGAACACCGAAGCAACCGTCAGCGACGGAACTCGAGTTCGCTTTGAGCGCGGCTCACTGCCAATCACTGGCAAGAAGCCCAAGCTGCTCAAGTACCACGATTCTGAGCAGCCAGTAGGCGTGGTCACCGGGCGACTGGACTCCGAGGAAGGCATGCTTTTTACGGCCCGAATCAGCGCCACCAGCGAAGGCAACGACATGCTTGAGCTGATCAAGGATGAGGCAGTTGACTCGGTATCGGTAGGTGTTGACGTAGTTGACGCTTCTTACGACGACAACGGCACCATGGTCATCAAAAAGGCCAACTGGGTAGAATTATCACTTGTCACGGCACCTGCATTCAAGGGCGCTATGATTACAGAGGTTGCAGCGACCGAACCACAAGAGGAGACAACCACAATGTCCGAAGTCAAGGTCGAAGCATCCGTAGAAGCACCAGCACCAGCACCACAAATGCTGTTCGCTGCACCAAAGAAAGAATTTGTCATGCCAACCGCTGGCGAATACATCAGCAAGCTGTGCCAGGGTGGCGCAGTTGCTGCCGAGTTCCTCGCCAATCTGAAGGCTGCTGCACCTGATGTTGTCACGACTGACACGCCTGGCCTTTTGCCAACGCCAATCCTTGGCCCGGTGTACAACAACCTGATCGGTCGTCGCCCAGTCATCGATGCAATCGGTGCTCGCGCAATGCCCGGTGGCGGCAAAGTGTTCTCACGCCCGAAGGTGACCACGCACACCACGATTGGTGCCAGCAATGGCGAAAACCAGCCGCTTGATGCAGGCACGTTTGTCGTCGCCAAGGAAAACGTCACCAAGGCTGTGTACGGCGGTTACGTCAAGTTGTCCGAGGAGGACATTGACTGGAGCGAACCCGAAGTCTTGGGTGCACTCGTGGATGACATGTCACGTGAATACGGCAAGCAGACCGAGGACGCAGTAGAAGCTGCGCTCAAGGCTGGCATCACCACCACGCGCGCCGCGTTTGACACAACTGACCCGGCTGAATGGGCAGCATGGATCTACGGCGCGTCGCAGACCATCCTCAACGCCAGCACGCACCTGCCAACCCACCTTTTCGCATCGCCTTCGTTCTGGGGTGCACTCGGACAGCTCAGCGACACCGCTGACCGTCCACTGTTCCCACAGGTCGGCCCAATGAACGCATTTGGCAACGTCGCCCCCGGCACGCTGTCAGCCAACGCATTCGGCCTCTCAGTCGTGGTGTGCCCATACGAGAGCGACTTCCTCGCAATCGGTGCCGCCGATGGCTTTGAGATCTACGAACAGCAAAAGGGTGCAATCCAAGTCGAAGCCACCGATGGCTCGCTGTCACGCATCATCAAGTTCCGCGGATACCTTGCGACCTTGATGCTTGATGCCAGCAAGTTCGTTGAAATCGCCTAAGTTCACTCCCTCCAGGTGACACTGAACGGTGGCAACTTACTCACTTACCCATAAACAGGTAGTTAGTAATGTTGCCGTCGTTCAGTTGCTGGAGAACCACAGCTTTGAGGTAGGGCAGTCAATAACGCTGTCTGGCATCAATGCCACGTGGAATGGCACGCACAAGATTCTTGCGTTGCCCGAGTACTACTTCATTGGCGTATCGCAGCAAGGCGATTACCAGTACGACACTGACACCATCATCCCCAATCAGGTGCTGTTTGCGCTGACCACGGATGACGCTGATCGAGCAGCTGCCACCGGGACATGCACCTACTCGGTGACGTGCTCATGGATTGTCCTGGGCGATGTCGAGGACTACCTCGGCTTCACGTTTACCAACCCAAGTGCTGACCTTGACGTAGCCAACATGGCAGTGAGCGCAGCGAACCAATTTGCGTATCGCAAGCGCGAGGAGTCAGGCTATTTTGACTCACCGACCACTGTGCCTGATGGCGCTGTCAAGCTCGGCACCGTTCAGTACGCGGCAATCCTTTACCGTGAGCGCGGCTCCGCCGAGGCGTTTGCGTCGTTTGACCCACTAGCCACAGGTGGCCCGGTCACAGGCAACTACGGTCAAATCCTGCGTTTGCTCGGAGTCAATAAGCCACAGGTGGCCTGACATGTCGAACATGTTCAAGGATGGTTACGACCAACTGGTCACCCAACTGCAAACCATTACTGGCCTGCGTGTGTTTGATGATCCGCGCAACATGAACCCGCCATGCGCATTGGTTGAGGCACCGACCATCATGATGGCAACGAACGTGGTCGCTGACATGGAGTTCCGCGTCGTGATGACTGCTTTGGGCACTGGTGACAACAGGACGCTTGACAGCCTGTTGGACAACATTGATTTGATTCGCGCTGCACAAATTGGCTTGACGGATGCACGCCCAACTACCGTGTCGTACGGTGGCGCTGACTACCCTGCCTACGAGCTGACAATACGCACCAAAGTAAGCCCCTAGGGCTACTAGACTGCCCTACGGGTAAGCAGCGACCCTCGACGTAGAGGAGATTCGCTACATGGCTAACGCAACCACTTACCTGGCTTCCCCAACATTCGGCATCGGTGCTGCTGTTGGTTCAATCAAAGACCTGACCGATCAGTGCAAATCTGTGGTCATCACCAAGTCGCGTGAAGCGCTTGACTCAACTTCGTTTGGCAACACAGGCCGCCAATTCGTTGGTGGCCTTACCAACGTGACTGTGACCGCCACGCTGCTGATGGAGTACTCGGCAACGCCCGGCACGTACGTTGACCTCACTTCGCTTGTCGGCACCAACGTGTACGTCGCAGTAAAGCCAACCTCGGGTGCAATCTCGGCAACCAACCCAGAGTTCCAAATCACTGGCGGATACCTCGAGTCGCTTGATCTCGTAAATGGCTCAGTCGGCGAACTGTCCGAAGTAGAAATCACCATCACGGGTGGCGTGCTGGTGGAGGACGTGACGGCGTGAAACTAACCATCAAGGTGTCGTTCAAGACACCAGCAGCGGAATTGGTTACAGAGCAAGTCACAACGACAATTGCTACGGCTGCTGCGTGGGAACGCAAGTTCAAGCGCCGCGCCAGCGATCTGCAGGCTGGTATCGGTATCGATGACATCATGTTTATGGCGTGGCATCAGCTGAACGTGAATAAGCGTGAGGGCCGGGACTATGACACTTGGCTTGTGTCCGTTGAGGATTTCGAGGTAGTGGAGACTGCCCACGCAAACCCTACGGAAGCAACAGCGTCCGCCGCCAGTTAGCGGAACTGCTGTTGGCTACCGGGTGGTGGCCTCCAAACATTGAGTTTGATTCTGAGGATTTGGCTACCGTGTTACTGCTGGCGAGAAAGCAACAACAACGTGGCTGAAACATCTGTAACTGTTGTCGGTGTCAAGGAGACGTTGCGCGAGTTGCAACGCATGGAACCTGAACTCGCCAAAGAAATCAAAAAAGAGTTCAAGACCATCGTTGATCCGATTGTCAAGGATGCTCGAAGCAAGGTTGTGAATCTGCCGTTATCGGGTATGTCACGCAACTGGAAAGGCGGCAGGCTCATGCCCTGGGCACAAAGCTCGGTCAGCAAATCCATCATTGCGCGTTTCAGTAATCGCAGACGTGGAAACAGCCTGGCTGTTTTCAGTGTGACTATGAAAAGCCCGGCAGGCACAATCTTTGACATGGCAGGCCGTGGAGCACCTAATCGTTTGGCATCAGCGTTGTCATCGCTCTACGGTGCACCATCGCGCTTGATGTGGCCCTCATACGAGCGCAATGCCGATCAGGTCAATGAGAACCTTGGTCGAGTGGTAGAGAAAATCAATGAGGCCACTACTAATAGACTGACTCGCTAATGGCTGTAACAATCCCAATCATTTCTGAGTTTGATGGCAAAGGCATTAGCAAGGCTGTTGCCGAGTTCAAGAACCTTGAAGGCGCTGGCGCTAAAGCCCAGTTCGCCCTCAAGAAGGCTGCCCTCCCGGCAGCTGCGGCTATTGGTGGGCTGGCTGTCGTTATTGGTGACGCAACCAAGGCCGCTATTGAGGACGCAAAAGCACAAGCCCTGCTCGCCCAGGCCATTACGAATAACACGCTGGCTGGTGAAGCCAACGTCAAAGTGGCAGAAGCGTTTATTGAAAAAACTATGATGTCTGCAGCGGTCGCAGATGATGAGTTACGCCCAGCTCTAGCTTCGCTCATTCAAGTAACTGGAGAGATGACTTCGGCACAAGATGGCCTCACACTGGCCCTCGACATCGCAGCAGCCACTGGCGTTGATGTAGGCACGGCTACGGATGCCCTTGCCAAAGCGTACGGCGGCAACATGAAAGCCCTTGGCATGTTGCTTCCCTCAGTACGAGGTCTTATCAAAGAAGGCGCGTCACTTGATGAGGTGTTTGCGGCCGTGGCTGGTACGGTCGGCGGATCAGCGGCTGTGGCTGCCAACAGCGCTGAAGGTCAAATGAAACGGCTATCGCTGACCATTAGCGAAACGAAGGAATCTATTGGTGCAGCATTTCTGCCCATCCTCGAGCGCCTGCTCCCAGTACTGCAAAAGTTCGCTGTGTACGTACAAAACAACACTGACAAAGTTCTAGCGGTCATGGCAGTGGTCGGCTCCCTTGCCGGGGCAATTCTCGCATTGAACGCAGTAATGAAAGTCATCACCGTGACTCAGTTGGCGTTGAACCTCGCGATGGCTGCTAACCCAATCGGCCTGGTCGTGACGGCTGTGGCGCTGTTGGTGGCTGGCTTTGGTGTGCTGGTCGCTAAGACTGGCAGCGTCAAGAACGCATTTGCCACCATGGGCAATTTCATCATCGGCATTTTTGAGAGCATCGCCAACACGTACGTCAGCATGATAAACCTTGTCATCAAAGGACTAAACCTGCTGCCGGGTGTCAACATTGGGGAACTCGGTGACATCAACCTGCCACGCTTCAACATCAGTAGCGGTGGCACTGCTAGCGGTGCTGCTGGTACGGCTGCTGGCCCTGATCGAGTGGAGCGCATGATTCAAGTGCCAAGCATCCCGGCCATTGCCCCGGTGACGTTGCCTGCGCCATCGGGTGGCGGTGGCGGTGGTAGTCGCGGTGGTGGCGGTGGCGGTCAAATGACCGTACAACCGTTTGACCCTTCGGTGTATGACCCCAAGAGCCGCTACTACGAAGTACCAGCCATGCTGGACGCGGCATACGCGCCAAAGCAGGCTGTGTACAACGTGACCGTCAACAGCACCATTGCCGACGAGCGCCTAGGTGACACCATCGTAAACGCATTGAAACAGTACAACCGTCGCAGCGGCCCACTTGACGTACAGATTGCATAACCATGGCTGCCAGCGTCGTCCAATCAGGTAGTTACCTGCTCGAACTTGACACAGGATTTGACTACAACTCATTCAGGTTGGATGACGCAACCAAAGGCGTACTCAACAACACCACGTATGGCTTAGGGCCTCAAACTGGTTACGCAGACATCACCGAGTATGTGACCGAAGTTGCCTACAAGCGAGGCCGCCGCAACATTGATGATCAGTTCGGTGCCGGGACGATGAGCTTCCGCATGACCGACGAGACAGGCATCCTTGGGCCGTATGACACTGCCAGCCCCTATTACGACCCGAGCAACGACAAACCCGGGCTTGCACCTATGCGTCGAGTCAGGCTCAGCCGATCATCGGAGTATTTGTTCGTTGGCTACGTCACGGCTTACAACTATGAGTTTGCTTTGGCTGGCCCTAACACGGTGGCTGTGCAGTGCTCGGACGATTTCTATTTGCTGGCTCAGACGCAGATGGCTGCGTTCAACCCGAGTGCGGAAACCTCGGGAGAACGCATTGAGACTGTTCTAGCGTTGCCAGAGGTCAATTACACGGGCACTACGGCTATTGAC